GAAACTCAACTAAATTATATTGAGAGCATTCTTAAACAGATCTCCAATAGAACGTATCAAATTAAGAATGCGATTGAATGGTCAAAATTCATCGCTGGTTATGGTTGAACTTAGTATTGAAAAGAAGAACGAAGTATATCTTAGAGTAAAAGCAGAACCGCACGTTTACCAGGAACTCTCAGAGGAATTTACATTTGAAGTTCCTGGTGCAAAATTTATGCCTCAGTATAGAAACAAATACTGGGATGGAAAGATTCGCCTCTTCTCTACGGCAACAGGCGAGATCTATGTTGGTTTGTTAGACAAACTCATATCATTTTGTAAACGATATAATTACGAGTATAAATTTGTAGATAATAAGTTTTTTGGGACACCATTTGAAGTTAATGAGCAGATATCAAAAGAGGGTGTAAAAAATTACGTCAGATCTATTTCTGTCCACGAGCCACGCGAATACCAAGTCGAGGGAATATACGATGCTCTGCGACACAACAGAAGATTATTGATATCTCCCACTGCATCAGGCAAATCTCTGATGATTTATTCTCTTGCAAGATACTATACTGAGCAGAACAAAAATACCCTGATAGTTGTTCCCACGACAAGTCTGGTAGAGCAGATGTATAAGGACTTTGAGGAGTATGGATGGGAGGCAGAGGATTATTGTCACCGCATCTACTCTGGGCGCGAAAAGACGGACGATCGGCCAATTGTAATTACCACCTGGCAATCTATATATAAACTTGATCGTAAGTGGTTTGAACGTTTTGATGTCGTGATTGGAGATGAGGCACACCTCTTTAAGTCAAAGTCTCTTATTCAGATCATGACTAAGTTACATACTGCCAAACATAGATTTGGTTTTACTGGAACATTAGATGGCACACAGACTCATAAGTGGGTGTTAGAAGGACTCTTTGGACCATCATATAAAATCATCAGAACAGAAGAACTGATGGAGAAAGGATTCCTTTCTAAGTTAGATATTAATTGTATTCTTCTCAAACATCCCCCACAAAAGTTTGAAACGTTTGAAGATGAAGTTCAGTATATCATTGGACATAAACAAAGAAACAAATTTATCACAAACCTTGCATTAGACCTGAAAGGAAATACTCTCGTCTTATATTCAAGAGTCGAAAGCCATGGAGCAGTCCTTTACGAGGAAATAAATAACAAAAAAGCAAGTGAAAACAGAAAGGTATTCTTCATCCATGGAGGAGTAGATGCTTCTGAACGTGAACTAGTTAGGGAGATTACCGAGAGAGAAGATAATGCTATCATTGTAGCATCCTATGGAACATTTTCTACTGGTATCAATATTAAAAATCTCCATAATGTTATCTTCGCCTCTCCAAGTAAGTCTCGGATCAGAAACCTTCAAAGCATTGGACGAGTTCTTAGAAAAGGGAGTAACAAAGTAAAAGCAGTTCTATTTGATATTGCTGATGACTGTACACATAATTCTAGAAAGAATTATACTTTGAACCATTTAATTGAAAGAATCAAAATCTACAACGAGGAGAGTTTCAATTATGACATTATCACAGTTAACTTAAAATGATTATGGAAGACGATTTCTACGCATCAATAAAATTAATTTCTGGTGAAGAAGTCTTTGCAAAGGTTTCTGTATGCGAAGAAGATGAAAGAACATTACTGTTGCTTTCTAATCCAGTGACTCTTGAAGAAGTCAAGATGAAGAAATGGGGAACAGTTGGTTACAAGGTAGAACCTTGGATGAAAACAGCATCTGATGATATGTTTATTCTTGATATGAGTAGAGTTCTTACTATTAGTGAAAGTGACAATATAGAAATCATCAGTGTATATCAACAATACGTTAGAGACTCTGACGAGGACCCTAATCCATATAGTAGCAAAGAATCACTGAATCGAGAAATGGGCTATATATCTAGTGTAATTGATGCAAAAGAAGTCTTAGAGAAACTCTATAATCTATAACTTCTCTTGAACCTCCACAGAGTTATTCTACATACGATTCAGATACTTGTCAAGCCCTGAAAGTATGGTATAATATTATTAATTGTTATGGTAGTAACATATGCTGATTACTAATATGCCAAGGACACGCAAGAGATCTGAACATTACGTTAACAATAAGGAGTTTCTTGCTGCCATTATTGAGTATAAAAAACAAGTTCGTGAAGCTGCTGAGAAAGAGATTCCTGGCATCACGGATCAAGAATTAAAAACTTGGAAGAGTCCTAATAAACCAAGAATTACAAATTATCTTGGTGAGTGTTTCTTGAAGATTGCAACGCACCTTTCATACAAACCAAACTTTGTCAACTACATGTTTAAAGATGACATGGTTTGTGACGGTATTGAAAACTGTATTCAGTATATTAATAACTTCAATCCAGAGAAATCACAGAATCCCTTTGCATACTTCACTCAGATTATTCACTACGCTTTTCTGAGACGGATTCAAAGAGAGAAAAAACAGATGGAAATCAAGAACAAGATTCTTGAAAGGTCTGGTTTTGATGAGGTGTTTGTTGATAACAACACTCTTGACGGGAACAACTATTCCAATTATAATAGCATTAAGGATAACGTACACATCAAACTTCGTTCGTGACTATTGCTATCATTACTGACCAGCACTTTGGTGCTCGTAAAAATTCAAAATTATTTCACGATTTCTTCTTAAAGTTCTACGACGAGGTGTTCTTTCCTACCCTTGCGGAAAAGAATGTTAAGTGGGTAATTGATATGGGAGATACGTTCGATAATCGAACAGGTATCAATTATTCTGCTCTTGCATGGGCAAAGGATAATTACTATGACCGTCTGAAAAAGATGGGCATTCAGGTTTATACTATCGTTGGTAATCATACTGCATATTATAAGAATACTAATTCAATCAACGCAGTTGATCTTCTCTTGCGTGAGTATGACAACGTGCATGTAATTTCTGAATATCAAGAAATTTTCTTGCACGGTCTCAACATTGCTTTGGTTCCGTGGATTAACTCTGAGAACGAAGAAAGCACGTATGCAGCGTTAGAAAAGTCTAAGTGTCCTGTTGTCATGGGTCACTTAGAATTGCAGGGATTCTATGCTAACAAGATGCACCTGATGGAGCATGGTGCAAACAGAAATCCATACAAGAAGTTTGAGAAAGTATATTCAGGTCACTACCATCATAGAAGTTCGGAAGATAATATTCACTATCTTGGCAATCCGTATGAGATCTACTGGAATGATCTAGAAGATGTGCGTGGATTCCATTTGTTCGATCCAGAGACAAAGGAACATACACCAGTCAATAATCCATTCAAGATGTTTTATCGACTGTACTACAATGATGATGCAGCTGCTTTGCTTGACGCTGGTCAATACAAAGATAAGATTGTTAAACTCATTGTAAGGAAGAAATCAAATCCAAAAGAGTTTGAAAAATATGTTGACAAACTCATGGACGCAGGTGTTTTTGATCTTAAAGTAGTTGAGAATTTTTCATTCGATGAGAGTGAAGAGTTCAACATTGAACAATCAGAAGATACCCTTTCCATTCTCAGTAGATATCTTGATGAATCTGAAACTGACATAGATAAGAATGCAGTAAAAGAAATCATCCGAAACATCTATAAAGAAGCATGTGAGGTAGTCTAATGTTCGTTCTCACCGTCGCAGGAAAAGAAGACGAGGGTGCATACTCCGTCGCAAACGAAGATGGTGAACGTGTGCTTTACCTCTTTGACGAGGAGGATGATGCCATGAGATATGCTATGATGTTGGAGGAAGAAGATTTTCCAACAATGCATGTCATCGAGATAGATCCTGAGATGATGGTCAAAGCATGTGAGTATTCCTCTACAAGATATGCTATCATAACCAAAAACGACATTGTAATTCCACCGCGAACTCCATTTCATGATAACCTTTAAAAAGATTCGATGGAAGAACTTTCTTTCTACTGGAAATCAATGGACAGAAGTTCTACTTGATGAGCATAGAAACACCATGATTATTGGCACCAATGGTGCTGGTAAGTCAACCATCCTTGATGCTCTGACGTTTTCGTTGTTCAACAAACCGTTTCGTAAAATCAATAAACCACAACTAGTCAACTCTGTCAATGAAAAAGACTGTCAGGTTGAGGTAGAGTTTGATATTAAGAATAAGGAATATAAGATCGTTCGTGGTCTGAAACCTGCTAAGTTTGAGATTTGGATTGATGGAGAAATTCAAGATCAAGATGCATCTGCTGTTGATCAGCAGAAGAAGTTGGAGCAGAATATTCTCAAACTGAACTTCAAATCATTCACTCAGATTGTGATTCTGGGTAGCAGCACGTTTGTTCCTTTTATGCAGCTGCCAACTGCTCACCGTAGAGAGGTGATTGAGGATTTGCTTGATATCAAGATCTTCTCGTCGATGAACGTGTTGATCAAAGATAAGATTCGATCTCTCAGAGAGGAGACTAGAACACTTGAACTCAAAAGAGATTCTCTGAAAGATAAACTCAAAATGCAGAGAGAGTTTATTGAACAGATTGAACAGTCAAGTAAAAACGATATCAAAGAGAAAAAAGAGCAGATCAAAAATATCGCCGAAGAAGCAAATAAGTATATCATTACTAATACAAGATTGGTTGAGGAGATCGATGATCTTGAAAGGGTCAATACATGGACTCCTGATACTCTCAAAAAACTGACCAGTCTTCGCACAAAGATTCAAACGAAGAGAGAGACTGTTAATGAGGAGACTTCATTCTTCAATGATCATTCGGTATGCCCTACTTGCACTCAGAGCATTGAAGAAGAGTTTAGGTTAAATAGAATTGGGACGCTCAACGCTTCAATAGAGAAGTTAAACGAAGGTCTAACCGATCTAGACTCTAAAATAGCAGAAGAGGAGAAAAGAGAGTCCCAATAC